GCTTTTAGACCAATATTCTTGCCTAAACCATTACGTGCTGCCCATGCGTTAAACGCAGCAGGATCTTTGCTATAGTCAGGGATACCCTCACTCGCTTCACCTGCGAAACTACTACCAGGTCTCAAACCTGAACCACTGGACGTCATACTCTGTTTTAGAAGTTTAGGGTTACCCTTTGCGACTTCATTAACTAGTCCACTGATTGTAAGTGGATTACCATCCATCCCATAACGTTCACGACCCTTAGAATCTACGATATTGTAAGTTCCGTCATCATTCCACTGAATGTTGGCTTTTACTTTACCTAATGCATAATCTAATAAGTCTGGGTCAAATTTGTCACCCATTGCCCTCTGAATTTCAGAATCTAATTCCTTCTCACGTAGACGCTGCTCTTTTTGAGCAAGGTCTGATTGAAGTTTTTGAAACTGTTCATGAAGATCATTTGTAGTAACACGACCCTGTGACTGTCTTGGTTGAGTGGGTTGATCCACTGGCTGTGCGTTGCCACCGGAAGCAGAAGTTCTAGCAATATAAGCAAGAGCGGCTTCTACACTTTCAAATTGTTGTCCTGAAGCATTGCTTAAGGCATTCAATATAGAACTTGTAGTACTCTTACGAATAGCACCAGGATTAATCTTCTGGTCTGTAGATTCGTCAATATCATGACCCTGATCTACTGCAGGGGCTTCACCGTTGCCACCGAATTTTTGATCCATTTTAAATTTTTCCTTAGTTATAACGTTACCACCGAGTTGATAATGTATTTATGCTGGAGTGAAATAAAACAAGTTTTATCTCCCCGTATTCATAGTATTAAGTTGAGCAGCGACTGCCTGCTGAACATATAGACTTTGCCCCATAGGAGTAATTGGAGTACCTGACCCGCCCACGATTGATGCATTCATAGGATTGCCTGGAGCCTCGCCTCCATCATTATCTTCAGATTCGTCCCTATCTTCAGATTCTTCTTCACCGTACATTTCATGTTCTGGGATCATGCTTTCACCTAGATCACGACTTAGTACTTGATCATTCGTTTGCGTCATGAGTGTGCGTACATCAACATCAGGAATGGTCTTGATATATGCTTCTTCGTATTCTGGAATACTTTGAGCAGGGGCAAGCATACCAATAATCTCTTTGGTGATCAATGCTTGAATCATTGGATTGTCACCAACCAATTCCTTGGCTTGCCTGATAAGCGCCATTCTATAGTTTGTGTCGTGGGCTTCATAGTCTGTGTTGTAATTGACTTCTCCTGCCCATCTGACTCCCATGAATCTTGCTGCATATGTGAAGATGAGTTCTTCAACGACTTCCATGAGTCTTGCTTTCGCTTTGGCAAGACGATGTAACTGCTTTCTTTCTTCAATGATGGCGACACCACTTGCGATCTGATTTTTTGTGTTTCGTAGTCCACCAAGACCAGTGAGGGCTTCAATTTGTTCAAGGATATCTTTCTGTTTTGTAATGATTGTGTTAACATCACCAGTATCAACACTAATTGCTTCTACTTGACCTTCTGATGCACGAACAATAGCACCAGCGTGTACAGGAATACTGATGCCTTTGTCTGCACGAATTAATGTGTGTGCGAATTGTACAGCAGAATAGGCTTCACATTCAAGTTTATAATGTTCACGTTGAGCATCACTTGCTGCATCAATATCACTGACACCTAAGTCTAATGTACGAGGATCACGACGACCATATGCAATGAATACTGGAATGCTCATACCAGGCGGGAAATAACCTTCACCAATTAATTCTGCTTCTTTCTCACCTTCACTAGCAATGTTCTTTGGAACTTCATATGACTTCCAATAACTAGGTGTTTCACTGTCTCCAAGATGGTAGCACTTGATGTAGTAGCAATCTTCTTCTTCCATCTCTTTAATCTTGACATATTTTAGAATAGGTCTGCCACCATACCAATCCCATTCCCAGTCCCAAACATCTAATGGGCTGATAGCGCAAACATATGGGCGACCTAGATTACCTTCATTTTCTTGTGGCATATCTACTGCTACCCAACAATGTCCAAAGATACTTGTAAGATCACCAACATTCTCCATGAATGCTGTTAGTGTTCTATTCTGCAAATCAGCATCTAATGTGAATAGATCAACCCATTCTGTATTCTTAGGATCAATCATTTGACCATTGGGTGTACAGAATTGTAGATTACGTTTAATGCCCGGCTCAAATAACACATCGTTAATGGTATCAACAATATAACGGCATATTGGTTGAGCAACAGTATTATTGATTAAATCGGTATATAGATTTGAATCTTCACTGGGTCTCTTTTTACGTACATACTGCTTGAAGGCTAAGCCCCCTAGATATGACAATTGATATGCCAACATTTGTTGGTATATTGCTTCATAGATTGGATTTCTTTTTAATAAGTCTTTGTTAAGCATTATTTTGATCTTTCACATGCATGGCATAAAATCTGAGAGGGCTTGAGATAATCAGTGGCGTAAAATGGTTTATGACACTGAACGCACCTATATCTAAAAACGTGGTGAAATACTGCCAGTTTGTTTTCATACAGCATCTAGTATTTATGCTTTACTTTTATGTTTACACTTATCTCCATGCCAACGATAATACATATTTCTTCCTAATGTTTTACCACAATGTGGGCATGTCAATTGCGGCATAATTAATTGTCCTTCTACATATTGGTAACCCCACCATTTAGCACGTTCGCTTTTCCTCATATGATCAACACGATCTTGCAATAATCCAGAAAATAGATGATCAGGATTTACACATTTTATATTGCTACATTTATGTAATATTTGCACGCCATGGGGAATAGGACCATTGTGTACTTCATACATTGCACGGTGAGCAGTACGCATTTTTCTATTATCATGCTCTGATTTAATCATACCATAACCAATGTTATTTGTACCCGCAGTCCATTCCCAACATTGTGTTATAGGATTTTCAATTATTTTTTCTAGAAGTCTTTCTAGCATTGTTTGATTTCGTTTACCTTTTGCCATTTTTTATCCCCATGTCATAAAATCTTTTTCTGTCTCATCACCATTTAATATTTCATCCCATGTAGGACCACCAGGATATAGAGGACTATCTGGCATGTGTTCTAAGCCAGGTCTTACTCTACGTGCTAAACGTTGATCCATTCCAACATATTCGGCTATGCCAGTTGATTCATGTTGTATTGGGAATAGGTAATGAATGCCATATCTAATACAGTCTCCAAGACCGTCAATATGTGCATACTTTTGCTCTGTATACTTTACTAGATTCTTTCTAGTAGCGTCTTCAAAGTGGTATGTTTGTAATGCTTCTAATAAGAATTTGTCATCTTTCTTAACGACTAATCCACCTCTAGATATGAATGCATTACTTGTATTGTCTGTGTCTGCGATAAGAGGGTTTGATTTGCGATTATTGATTACGGTGAATCCATATTGTTCAATGATGGTTCTGTCAGTTACACCGAATGGACTGGTTGTGTCACGATTAGTTTGTGTACCTGACATGTCAATAATACTAGATATTCTACGTTTAGGAAAATCTTGGCGAATTGCTTGTGCTATACCTTCTGTGCCACAATCACGAATCGCATAACTCTTTAATATTTCAATCTTGCCATCTTTAGTATATGGGTTAGTGACTTGCGCGACTGCTGCGCACATTACACGTTTGTTCCAGTCATGAAATGTGTAAAGTTCACCACCTCTATCAACAATGTTATCAACGGTGTACTTATTTTTGTCCCATGCGTAGAAGAACTGATCAGCCACGTTCTCAAAACTACACATGTAATCTTGTTGAAATTTCAATGGACTGATGATACGTTTCTGTTCTTCAATGAACTCTCTATTTCCCGAACGCATTTGTAGGTAATTGAAATGTCTCACGACATATTTGTCAGGTCTTTCCATTGCAAACTTAAACAATTCATACAATGGTCCGGCACCGTTAGGTGTGCTGATGACAATTAACCTACCTGCAGTTTCAGGTTGACCTACTTTTGGTCTAAGACGGTTCGTGATTTCTTGGAGAGTGTCTTGTGTGTATAGTGCTGCTTCGTCAGCGACCCAAACACCTACGTTTAAACCTCTTAAGTTTTCTCTTTGCTCTGCTGATTTACAACGAATAAAAACACCATTAGGAAACTTGATTGTCAATTCTGAATTGTTAATGTCTTTACCATCAACTAATCCAAAATAATTGATACAACTTTGTTTCAATGGTTCCCATATTAAGGACTTTATCATCGCTCCAGTAGGTGCTGAATATATAATGTCCTTTCCCCGATGATAGCGAGGGTCACTAGCGAATATTGGCAAGGCAATCGCGGCAAGGAATGTCTTTCCACTACCAACAGGCACGATATCAATACAGTGTTTGTCAGTAGTGAGCCAATCTGCTAGAACAGTGTTCTGCTCACCGAATAAAGGAATGTCTATTTTCATTTCCAGTCGTCTAATTCTACTTTAGGAAAGTTAAAACCAATACTAAGTTTTTCGCCCTTAGAAGTAACATCTACTTCTTGTTTATCGGCGACTACCTTATTAATAAACATCTTCTCATATTGAAGGCGAGTATTCACATCTTGGTTGATGATGCTTGAATAATAACCTTGCGCTAACAGTTCTTCAAAGGGTTTACCACATGTATCTTCAATTGATTTGAGGATCTTGTCAGCACTGATTTTATTAGTGCCACCCTTCTTTCTGCCTGCGCCGGGTCTGGCGCCACCTAATTTTTTTAGTTCATCAGCCATGCTAACATTACTCCTATAACGATTCCAACGATCATGTCGGGAATGCTAAAACGAATTGCGTATAATTTTTCTTTGCTCATGATTATCTCCTATAATGTATTTATGCCTTTATTGTATTTTTAGTCTTTTATCAAAGGTTTTTTGTACAGGAGGTGGCAATTCGCACCCACTAAACTCACAAAGGTCTTCGTACAATTGCATACAGTCTTCATCATCTAATTGATCCATCACGGAATAAATTTGATAATGTTTACTGGGGCAACATAATGCGTTGACCATTACAGCAAGATCGTATTTCATTTCCAATTCTCCAATACAATTTTATCTTGAACCATGTGTGGTCTTGGGTTACCATGGAACATTAATATCTTACCGTTAACGGGTTTCTTCATAAGATATTCCCATTTATAACTATTGATCCATTCGTCAGGGTAGAAGACCATTGAACTATGATGATGGGCCCATATGTAATCTTGATCACCGTGGTATCGTTGTGTTACTTCTTCATTCATATCATCCCATATTGAATGATTAGTGCCGGCTTCCCATCGCATGATTGCACTACCAAGATGATTGACGCTATTTCTTTTTACTCTGAGCAAATCACGCATACCTACGAAATGACCAGGCTTATAAATCAATAGTTCATCTATGTTTTGTAGAATGACCATATCTAAATCTAGATAAAAGTTTGTACCCTCAGTAAAATGTTCTTTACTGAATAGATATGGCTTAAGCCACCACCCTTTGTATTTGTTGTTCGTGGGCAATGGCTTAATATGAATTGCAGGATGCAAATCTTTCCCATCCTCTGTAAAGCAATAGAAACGATGTGGTAAAGTAACATGTCGTGTTACCATACTGAATAGTTTGTTTACGTACTCACTGGAATACAATGTGCCATGCTTTAAGCAGAGGATATTAAACATTAGATGTATACTTTCTCGTAATCGTCGGCATTGTCGGTGTCATCAAGACCATCCCACAATGTGCCATCACTCTTGCGTTTGTATTTCATGGTACCAAATACAGTCAAGAACTTTTGATTCTTTTGACTCCATGCTTTACAAATTTCTAAAAAGCGATCTTTACCTAGCATAATTTCTAATTGTGTCTTACAGTCTTCTGGACTAGGATTAATATCCCACTTGGTATCTTTGAGCGTAAACATGTAACCAATGCAGGCATCAATTTCTAACTCAGTCATGTGTGGGCTAAGTTCAGTCACCATTTTATCCAGATTCTTTATATGTGATGTGAATGGTTTATCAATTAGTTTTCGCATTTGATTTTGCCTTTATGTCTTTCAATGTTTGCTCAGTGAGTAATGATCCTAAGAATTCGTAAACGCCCCGGCACATTGCAATTTTAATATTAAGAAAGTCCTGATCTTCTTTCTTCAATGCTGATGGATCAATGTCCATCAATGCGTGTAAGGCATTTTTAGTATCTTCCATGAGTGGCTCCACTGACACCCAATGAATGCCATCGGGTCCTGTTTCAATTTTATATGTTGTTTTCATTTAATTTCCTTTTCAAATGTGATAAGCGTCTTGCTTCAGACCATGGTTTACCCTTAAGGGCTATAGATTTTTTATCACTTGATTCTTGAGACATTTGTTTTCCTGTCCAATAATCTGTAGCAATATTTTTAATGGTTTCTTTTCGTTTCAATTTAGTAAGTTCAGATTGTTTTTTACCTATTAACCATGGCGTTGGTTTAGATTTACCTTTTTGATCTTTACCATTACCACTATTAGTTTGAATGAAAACATTTCCTACTTCGTATGCTCCTTCATCATTGTATCGGCTCATACAATATTTGTTCTTGCCCAGTCCACGCTCATGCCAATGTCCTGATTTTAGCCATATATCATACCATTCTTCAAACGATAAGTTAAAAGGTATTCCTCTACATTTAGCACTTGCCTTATGCTGAAAATACTTATTTTTAATTTCCTGGATACCATCCGGGCCTGTTTGGATTTGATAAGTTGTTTGCATAGGGATTTCCTTTTTCAATTTTTATTTCTTTGACTGGTTCATCTACGGGTTCTTTGTATGATAGAACGAATGTAGGGAACTCATCTAAGAATTCTTGTTTAGTAATTTGTTTATAATTGTCTGCTTCAACAGGGATAATAAAATCATTACCATTCACTCTAATGAATTCAACATCGGGATAACGCGCCATAACGATCATTAAACGATGGTACCAACTTTGTATTGTTGGTTGACCAGCGTGTACATCAATAGACCTTCTGTACAGTCTGGTATTGGTGTACACATTGTTATTGAAACCATTATTGCTAATGTAATCAAAGCCTAGCATGTATATTTTGTTGTGATTGTTCTTACATGCTAACAATAATGCTAAATTACCACTGTCCATACCAGTAGGAAATTTAGTATTGAAACAATTTACATTAGGTAAATGACGATACTTTGCGTGTCTATCTTCAATGTAGAATTTTGTTTGTTCATGTGCCTTTGCTTCTATGATTTCTTCAATCATGGGATAATCTACAGCACACAAATAATCAGGGATAAAGTCACGATATAAAGCATTGCATCCAAAGGTATGACCGATCGCATGAAGTTCATTTAAGTCAAAGCCTAAACGACCTCTACCATTACCCAGGACGAACGCTATACTCATTATTTCTTTTCCTCTGATTTACCTTTATAGCCTGCGGCATAAGCGGCACGACCTTGTTTCTCGGCATCTTCACGCTTCTCGTACATTTTGCCACTATCACCCCAACGGTAATATACTTTACCATTCACAGTAAGTCTTTGTACTGGCATAGGTTCTTTTCCTTTCTTTAATGTATTTAATTCTAAACATTTATCCTGATGCTTGAGGATGACATGCTTATTCTTTGCTGTTTTTTCACAGTGAGGGCAACCGTAGCCTACTACTTCCCATTCACCTGCTATTTGATACCATATCTTTCTCATACTTCACTCACATAATTCTGTAGGCGACGACGCTTCCATGCTTCTCGCATACTTTGTTTATGTTCTTCACTCTTGGGTCTGCCAGCAGCGGCTTTGCTCATTTTCATCTTTTGTTCAGGTGACTTGGGCTTGCCCTTGCAAGTGTTGCGCACGGCTTCTGCAACATTCTTATAATGCTCAGGGCTGAGCGGGCCTGTACCTCTGACCCACTCTGTATAACCCTCGTCAATTAGAGGGCATGGTATCTCGTCTATTTCAAAACGTTTAATTTGTTTGACACCGTTCATATCATATCGGTGCCATCGTGACCACAATCCTTGGTATTTGTTCATTGTTTCCTCTATCGTGTCTTCTATTTACTTATATTGTACTTTCTCTGAAAATTTCTGAAAGTTTTTCAATTTTGGGTAAAGAAGGTAGGCTGAATGAAAATCTTAGTGAATAGAGGTTTCTTTTGAAGACTGATGTTGTGTGCGTCTTTGATTGCATCAATAATGTCTATTGAGGTATTGACAATATCCTGCACCGCTTCTAACTGTATCAGACTAAAGTCGTGTTGTGTACCAAACTGAATATTGTTGATGACGCCTGCTAATAAACTCTGTGGACTATTGTGGCGCTCTAGTTTTGTATTGTAAAGAAATCGTTTGTTTGGCTTGTTGAACCATGCTACGAATTCTTTAATGTCTTTGTTTCTACTGATTGACAATTCTTGCATGTAAGCCATTACGCTTAGTATGGTTGTCAATAACATGTCGTTGTCTTTCTGGTCTATAGAAAGATAATCTGTCCCTGATGTGGTACTCTTGATTTGATAATTGATCTTGTACATTATGCGATTCTCCCAATCTCATAATGTATTTATACCATTTATCAAAAAAGTCGGTATTTGGGGCTATAAATGGCAATATAGGGTAACCCCATGCTACCCTATATTCCACAACTTAACAGGAGGCTCTCCTTTCGTAAAAATACTATTTAAACATATATAGGTAGAAGATACAAATAATATGGTCAATTAATCTTCTAATAATTCCTGATCAGGTTCGTACCAGCATTTACCATCATATGCTTTGCCATCATGAAGATATTCAATATATGGAGTTTTAATTACCTTTTTAATGAATCCATCTGTAATTGATTTTTCATTAGCCTTCTGTTCTTCATTTTTAATTCTTTGCTCATGTGCCTTTTCATCTTCAATGATATCTACATCAATCCACTCATGAAATTCTTCACAATTGATTGTCATCAGAGGTTCTATGTTATTAAGTTTCATTCTGATGTTTACCATTTGTTCATTAGACAATTTCTTTTTTGTAATGAATGAATCATGCACTCTAGCAATGACATTGATATCTTCGGTGATGATATCCATAATTGCTTTTTCTGTATGTTGGAATACATAACTCATAACTTGGCTTTTTCTGATTCTATCATTCTTGAACATGTTCGGGATATTGATTACTGATTCTACAAAACCAGGTGAGTTGATGAAATCTTTGGCAATCAATTGAGTCATCATTTGTTGTTCTTTGACAAATTGCTTTAACCAAGGATCGTTCATAAAATTTTGGCGATCAAACTTATTCATAATGATATCTTCAATAGAAGTAGTTTGCCATTCACCATTAACTAACCAACTACCACCACCAATTCTAGCACCAAACCCAATCGCGGTAATTGCTTCTTTAACTAACTTTTCTGGGTTGGAATATTTTTTGATATGTTTAGACAATTGCTTTCTAAGTGGATTCTTCCATTCTAGATATTCTTTTGTGTATGTGAAATATCCAAAGTCATCAATATCATTTTCTTTTAGAATTTTCTTAGCCATCATAAGTCTGATAGCATAGACTGCGGCGTTTAAATCGTATACGTAATGTTCACCTAGACATGCTTGACGAACGATTTTGCTCATGTTTTGAATATTAATTCCCTTATAATATACACGACCATATAGACTAGGTGCGGGAATTTGTGGTAATACATATTGTCCATATGCATCATAAAAGAATGTACTAATGATCTTCACATATTTGGCTTGGCGAAGATTTTGTTGTAACTTCATCAAATGTTTACCCTCGGCATTTTCCATCTCAATTGAGGTACTTTTAATGAAGTTGTTTAGACTGTCAATATCAATAGGTACTGTCTCTATTGAATCTATGGATTGTTCAGTTAAGTCTCCATAATATAATGCTACCAATTCTTCGGTTTCAGCACTATCTATGAGTAAGTCAATTAATTTTTGGTTCACGATTAATACCTCTGAGTTTTTTTCAAATGGGTTTCCATTTTTACGTCCGTTACCTTTCTTGTCAGGTATTTCAACAAAAAATGGGCGTAAGTCTTTGAATTCTTTCCAAATGTAATATTTTACATTTTGGTATTGAAATTCACTGTACCATAATTTATCCAATGATACATGAATGTAATTTGATGAGATGAATGGAATTCTCTTGAGAAGGATTTTGCGTAATCCTTTCAAGTATGTATTGTAATGTTTGTTTGCTTTTTCTATGGATAGATTTGGGAATTTATTGAGAAATTCCTGAGGAACTCGGAGATACGCTTCTTGCCATTCATTCAAGCCCCTCATATCTTCCGATATCTGTTTATACTTGTCTTCTGAGTAATCTGCAAGATTATCTATAATTGTCCCGTGACTTTTTGGGATTTTGTGTAAAATATGCGTATATGTAGAACCTACATGTCCCGTGACTTTTTGGTTTAAAAAAATATCCATTTTGTTTCCTTTAAATTGTGATTCTAATCTATTTGTCTTCTCGTCAGTTCCATTTTGTCTCTCTTTGGCGAAGATGGGACCCAATGCGCCAACATTGGGTATCCCTTGAGACATAATAGGATAAAAATCACATATCTAAAGTACTAGAAAAGATATGGTCATCAACTGACATTGTATTTATGCTAGTGACACTAAAATAGCAAAATAAGATCGTTTTTCCTATTGTTTTGGAGAATTTGACAATAAATCCATACTCTGTTAAAGTATCGTCATCGTAAACAACTGAGTGGAGTACTCACATGACCGAAGTCAATGTTCAGACCAAACTGTTCGAGGTCCGCGAACTCATCGAGGACGCACAATTTGACATGACGTTCACCCCCGAACAGCAAATGTTCCTCAATACCCTCTGGACCAAGGTCCAACAGACTATTGACGAAGTGACCGCGATTTGACAATAAATCAGACCTGCTGTATACTATCTCTATCGTAACAACTGAACTAAAGGAGTTCAAAATGTCTTTCTCTTGTGTTATTGAACTGACCGGCGGCGATACTCTGCTTGAAGAACACAAAGTGGTCACTATGGTTGCAAAGAAAAATGGTAAGGAAGTTGATCGCTTCAACGCATCAATTGAGGATCTAGCAAATGTTGATTTCTTCAATCCCCGGGTCAACGACCGTACCTCTTATCTCAAACTCAAGAGTCACCTGGCTAAGGTTCGCAACTAAGGAGTTCAAACATGTCTAATATGGTGCAATTTCGTAAGTCTGAGCAACAACGCCGCATTAATCAAAAGTGTGAACTGTTGGATCAATATTCAACTAGTGAACAATTGTTTGACCAATTGATTAGTGAAATTGAGACACTTCGCAACGATGAACATTCTCACGACCTGAGTGTTGGTGACGAATACAATTATGGCGTTGAATATGAGGTTGAACTAATTATGGAATTGATCAGTGACCTGCGTTGGTTCACTCGCTTCATCAAGGAAGACGACGACAAATCAATTAATGAATTCAATCTCAACTACATTCGTCCGTATTGGAATTAAATATAAGTATAGGGGTATATCATGAACATCGTTCGTAGGTTCATCGTGGGATTTGGATTCTTCTGGGCATTCTTGGGGTTCGCATCATTTTATAATCTTACGAATCTCACACAAAACACAGATACTTGGATGCTAGGAATTCTAGCATATGGACTGATCTTTGTGTTGCCTGGTTTTCGTCTTATCTCTATGAATACTACGAAAGATTGACATGAAAACACTTTATTATTTTACATACGAAAAAACTCTCAGGTATGACAATCGCTGTAAACCAACTACAAAAAATACCTATACCAAAACATTTAACTCAGTAAATGTAATGGGAGAAAAGGATGGTTTATTTCCCACGATAGAAGAATGTAAAGCAGGTGCAAAAGAACTTAGAATTGAAAAATATAAAATTTACAAAACCGAACTGATTGAAGAAATATCATGAAAACATTGATCGTCTTAAGTGTCCTATTATTAACAGGATGCGCAAGTTCATGTAAGAGTCATTGCATTCTAGGTTTCGGTCCTGGTAGTACCACTTTTGAAGCAGTCGCTAAATGGAAAAATACTGAAGATCCTTGCCAGCATATTGGTAAACCTCAAGGGTATACAATGCCCGGATTTTGTTTTGCTAATGCAAATAAAACTGTACAATATATCTACAACAACAGAGGAGAACGAGTATATACAGTTAAATAATTGATCTTGCCGGTTGCACGATTACTCCTATATCTCTCAGCACAGCAACCAAAGAGTCTGGTCCCGAACTTGGCAAAATCGGGACTTTCCTATATATAAATATATAGAAGGAGAAATAAAAATGGCTTATAACAAATTAACACCTGAAGAACAATTCAAAACTTACTACAGAGCACAAGTTCAATTGACTGATCAAAAAGTCATAATGCACGATCCCAATAGTTTGTACACACACAATCCAAACAAACCATACACTAATGGTGAAGAATTTAAAGTTGAACGAGTAGTGTCCATTAAGATGCCTGAATCAGATTATAAAAACTTCATGGATGGATTTGGTAAATACATTGAATTAATTCATGGTGTTCAAGATCCAATCATTGCTGATATGTTTCATCAGGTAATGATGATGATTAGATTAAAGCAATAAGGAAAACCCCGCGAAATGCGGGGTATCCATTTACAAAGCAATCAATCAGGATGTAGACGATTGCGGTCGTTGGAATGGCTAACCAACTAAGAGATTGAGCATCAAAGGAAATTGTGCAATCGTCTACAAAAACTATTTATTCATTCTAATGTTGAGCGCAATTTCCACATCAATTTAGCATGATCATCCATACGACCTTCTAAGAAGTTGATTAGACCATAGTTTTTCATTTGAGTGGCTAGGTCATGACATTCTTCATAATGATCTACTACAATCTGAGTGTCCGCTAGTAGTTCTTTTGTCATAAGTAATGCGCTGGGTCTTTCATTGCTGTCTTTGATTGAACCCAATTCTTGAATACGCTTTATACTGAAGGGAGCAAGACCTTCTATCGCACGTATTTGTTCAGCGATAGTATCAATGTTCTCTTGTGCATCTTCATAAACTTCACTGAACAGTTTGTGGAATTCTGTGAAATCGGGTCCAACGACATTTACATGAAAGCCCTGGGCCTTCACGTAATACTGAAAATTAGTTGCGAATAAACGTTTCATCGCCTCAATTAGTTCTTCCATGATATTTCCTTTTACTCTTTATTTATACGTTCTGAATCATCATCAAATGTGATTTTGGGGGGAATGAATGAAATTTCTAGTATCTGTCTGGCGCGTTTTCGTATAATGGTTAGACCAATATAAATGCCCATTAGAAATGAAATTGAGATACTGGCAACAATCGTTAAAATTAATAATTGCCCCAATATCATCAACCAATTAGGCAATACATTGATCCAACTTAAAAACGCTTCCAACATTACTTATTCCCCATTTGAAAAAAACCTACAATTAATGCTGATAATAATAATGGTATTACCCATGTTATGACGGCTCGCTGAATATCTTTTGATCTAGTTTCCTCTTTTTGTTTTTGTTCACTTATCCAATGAAACATTTCAACAATTTCGTGAGTCTCATATCCATTACGCATTGATTTAAGATCAGTTTCTACTCTATTTTGAGCAGTAGTAATCATTTTAAGTTGCTCACCGATAGATTTTTGATCCTCACGAATCTCCCTAAGTGTTTGTAATATTAAATCTTCATTAGTCATTTACCTCAGCCTTTAGACATTATAGAATACAATCTCACCAGTTGATGGATCGTAGTACAGTTGTTTTAATCCTGTTACATCTGTAACTGCTCTAACGGGCTTAACAGTAAACGAGTTAGCCGTTGTTTGATCTAAGTTTGCACCTGTCGCATTAAGAATAATACTGTTTGACGCTTGAACAGTTGCACCAGCATTAGCACCAATCGCAACTGAGTTTGCACCTTGATTATAGAATCCTGCAAAAGAACCAATTGACACAGTATTGGGTTTTGTTGAAATACCACCGCCACCGGCTTTAAAGCCTATACTAACGCTGTAATTATTAGCCTTAGTCTCTCTACCAATAGCAATACCTCTATATGTTGCCGTTGAACTAACGCCCATCGCTGCCGAGTCGTCTGCCGCAGTAGCACCATATCCATATGCTATAGCAGCAGAACCTGTTGTTGTTGCTTGATAACCGACTGCTACGGAATCTAGGTCTGCTTTCGCAAGACTACCGATCGCAACTGCACCACTGCTTATACCATTTGCTGGTTGGGGGTAGTTAGCACTAGTCCAAATACTAATAAAACCAGCACTTGTTGTTCTTACAAATTTAATGGGAGTAGAACCAATCGTAATTGCTTCTGTATTTCTACAAATGAACGTTACCCCTGCCATATTAGTACCTTGTGATGCAACAACAGAAACACCGCCCATCAATGTAGTAGCACCAGTGGTAAAGTCATTCGCTCTTGTCCATGTTCCAGAACTTGCAATATAGATGCCATTATTAACATGACCATTCATAGGATCGCCTGCGTTTTGGAAAGAGACTAACACTCGGTCACCTTCTTGCAATGCTACCCCATCAATCGTTTGTAATCCAGCCAAATCACTCAATAATCCTATCGCAGCGACTCTAACAGGTTTCAACTGATAACTATCACTATTAACTGTAGCGAATGTCAAATTACCTGCGCCATCAGTCTGCAGATATTGGTTAGCACTTCCGCCCGTAACCTTTACATTACTAACAGGTCCTAAATTACTTTGTCCAGATACATTAAGACCAGTTAACGTACCTAAACTAGTAATATTAGATTGTGCGCTGATAGTTATATTGCCTGCGTATGCTGCATAGTTAGCATTAACTGAAGTATTGGCTTGACCATATAATGCGCCAACAAAATAGTTTGCTGTTATGGAATTACCAGCAGTGATATTACCTACTCCACTGATATTGCTACCTGTTAGATTTAAATCATCACCGCTAGGTAATTCTTCAATCGTGCTTGAAGTTGTATTAATTGTTAATGGAACTCTTGTGGCCATTTGTTATACCTCTATAGGTTGAGAAAAGAAAGCATTGATTGACTGTTCTATCCCTTGATCGGTGATGGGTACAGAAAAATATACTTCCGTATTACTTATATTTACATTTGCTGAAACATCTGTTATTTCCTTAATGAACACAAAATTACTGTATTCTACTCCATTAAGAATAACATTGTTGTTTAATATCATATAATCCATGATTTGTTCCTTAACTATGATTTGCTCTTGCGCTACTTACAGTAACTATATTACTGTTATTGGTAACTGTTCTATTAAACGTACTGCTATCCGGGAATGAAGTTGAACCAGGTGTACCGTCGCAAATCAAATATAATTGAGTATTTGAATCAACTGTGAATGGGCTTGTTGCCAACGAATAACTTGCACCAGAATATCTATTAATATTACTAACTCGCATATTATCCATATAACCATTCCACACTACACCATATTTACCCATTCTGAATGGAGTACCTGTGCTAGTAACGCCACCTGCGGTAGTTTGTGTATCTGCAAAGGTATTATTATTCAAACTAACTTGTTTTCGTTGACCATCAACATATAAAGATACAGTTGAAGTGGTGTCTGATGTGGTGACAACCATGCATACATTATGCCAAGTATTCAATGTCATAACGTTACTATTGGTTTTTATAAAAGATTGACCTGGATTCCAAAAGTAAAATTCTAATGTGCCGAAAGCACCTGGGCCAAAAGTCCAATAGTTAGTTCCACCTGTATCTTGGTTACCAGGGCCTGGGTTAATAGACCCAGGCCATGCATTCATATAAATCCAATATTCAATTGTATATCCCGTTGTATTCTTCCAATTTATTAAATTAGTAACGCTGGGCACACTTAAATATTGCGAACTATTATTGGGGAAATAGGCATTATTACCGAACCCACCTGTAGCAATAGCAGGTGGATACCATCCAACTCTGCTAGCAAACATCAGACATACCCCTTTGTCAATGAAGCATAATATGTTGATCCATCATAGAATACGCTCATGATATCAACAGAGTTTGCTGCTGTGGATAATGTTTTTACGTTACCTGCAAACTTCATTGTGGACGTTAATGTTCTATTGCCCGTACCATCTTGAGTTAAGATGATAGACATGCTTGTGCCTGCGGTTGCATTCGCTAATGAACTTAATGTGATATTACCAGTCAATGTATATTTGTATATTGATCCTGCTGCAGCATCAGGGGTGATTGTAGCAGCACCAGTATTGCCACCGTTAATTACAGTTTCGGCAAATTTTACTAAATTTAAATTAGATATATTTGCAGTACCGCTTACGGTTAATGTAGTTAATGTACCTACTGAAGTAATGTTAGGTTGCGCTGATGAAGTTACTGTAGCAGCAGTAGCACTAGTAACGCCAGTTAACTGACTACCGTTGCCCAAAAAATAACTAGCAGAAATATTACCGGTTGAAGTAATATTAGCCACGCTACTGATTTGAGACCCCGTAAGGTCTAAATTATCGGTAGCGGGTAATTCTACGATTCTATTCGTACTAGCATCAATTATTAGTGGAAATCTATTTGCCATAATTTTCTTTCATTAGTTAACATATACGGTAACGTTACCGCTAGAACGAGTTTCAACTTCAAACGTATAGTTTGTGATTGGAACCGTAGATGGACCTGAACGAGTGCCTACTAATAAGTTTAGGGCGATACTTGTGAAACTTAAATTACCAGTTCCATCTGTGCGCAATACTTCATTATTAGAACCACCTGTCATCTTGACATTAGCGACAGGACCTAATGATAGATTTGCTCCATCGTATGTTACTGTAGATATACCACCGAATGATCCACTGTTGTTGTATTGCAACTGAGTATTGGAACCACCGGGTGATCCAGTGCCACCTGTTGACGGGGCCCATACACCATTACCATATAATACGTTACTAGAACTTCCGTCTAGGTTGAGTTCAGCGATATTACCGATACCATCAACGTTAGCCAATTGAACGCTATTAGCAATATCTGCATAAACTGCATTAACATCGGTTAAGTTAAATCCATTACCCTCAAAATAATTAGCAACTACTAGATTACTTAATGTAGCAGTACCATTGTTATAGAAGGTGAATTTATTACCACCACCGTATAAATTACTTGCGTCAGCATCTAATACGAATGCGTTTGCAACTAATTCAATATTACCGCGTTTGAATGTTCCGGTAACTGCACTAAGATCATTTGGGGCACCTGTACGTAAGAAAATTCCACCAGTCGTCAAATTACCAACAGTAACGTTACTTACGTTAGAACCACTTGGTTTCTTGAATTGACCCGTTTCAATATTCATATCAGCAGTTGTGACATTGCCTATTTGAACATTATTAACATTATTAGTAGTGGGACCTTCACCTACACCCGTTGTGCGGAAATATAAGTTATCAACTGGTGTGATGTTACCCACTACGACGTTAGATATATTGGCGAATAATCTTACGCCAATTCCATAATCATGCCCGATATTAACGAAAGTAGTTCTAATATTTGCAATATTACCATTACTGTGAGATATATTAGCAGAACCGAATGTATAATATTGTGTTCCTAAATTTATATTACTGGTAACTGAATAATCATTTCCTCCAGTATTAACTGCAGAACCATCTATACGAACTCCACCGGCACTAATTGTGTTTGCTGTTTTATAAGTAATAGTACCTGAGTTGGCTTGTAAACCAGAATGCGTTATGCTATTAGCGATATTAGCAGTAATAGCACCTGCACGTATGAATAATCCCCCACCGAGAATATTTTTTCCAGTGATATCATCAGTCCATGCATTACCCGCCCATAAAGTCAAGGGGGCCATGTTTATATTTGCAGTAGTATTTGATATTCTAACTGCATTATTACCCATTTGGCCAGCAGCGACCAATAATCCGCCTGCATTTACTGAAACATTATTGGCATCTGCACCTTTGACGGTAAAGATACTATTTCCATTCATAGGTCTAGCAATATTTCCTGCAGGCATGGATATATTACCACCAACCGTCAAAATATTACTTGACTTATCCCACGTTAAATTAGCAGAACCGGCAAATGCACCATTATCATTAAACTGAATCTGTGTGTTAGATCCACTTGCTCCGCTGATCGCAGGGGCCCATGAACCATTACCATATAATACATTGCTTGCGCTACCATCAAGATTCAATGAAGCGATATTGCCCACGCCTGATACGTTAGCCAATGCGACACTGTTAGCACTATCAGCAACTGTAGCACTACCGGCGAATGTTGCATAATTTGCATTAGCGACTTCACCGCTTACATTAGCACCTGCTACTGAATTGGCTGAATCTGCTACTGTAGCACTACCCGCACTTGTCGCATATGTTGCATTTGCTACCTCACCACTGACATTTGCACCTGCTACGCTGTTTGCAGTATCAGCAACATTAGCATGATTGGCACCACTTACATCACCTACTACATTGGCACCATCTACTGAATAAGCAGTTCCCGCAAAGTTGGAATAATTTGCATTTGCTACACTTGTGACTGCAGGAATAGCATTCCATGTACCATCACCACGCAACCATTGTTCAGTGTTGCCCGTAATGTTCAATGTAGCAATGTTACCTAACCCAGAGACGTTGGCTGCTGTTACTGAGTTTGCGCTATCAGCAACCGTAGCATTGCCTGCATAACTTGCGTAATTTGCATTGGCTACTTCACCACTTACATTTGCACCTGCAATACTATTGGCTGAACCTGCACTTGTTGCGTATGTTGCATTTGCCACCTCACCATTAACATTAGCACCATCTACTGAATATGCTGTGCCAGCAAAGTTAGCATAATTGGCATTTTCTGTACTGGGTAATGCTCCCCAATATCCATTTCCTAATAGAACAGAACTAGCATTACCATCTAGATTTATGGTAGCAATGTTACCTAAACCAGACACATTCGCTGCTGTTACTGAATTCGCAACATCAGCAATGTTGGCATGATTGGCTCCGGCAACGTCACCTGAAACGTTTGCACCTGCCACGCTATTAGCACTATCAGCGATTGTGGTACTTCCCGCATTTGTAGCATATGCGGCATTTGCTACTTCACCACTTACGTTTGCACCTGCGACACTATTGGCTGAACTAGCAACCAATGCACTACCCGCAGATGTAGCATATGCTGCATTGGCAACTTCACCTACTACGTTTGCACCACTTACTGAATTAGCGACATCACTAACATTAGCATGATTAGCACCACTAACATCGCCTGAAACATTAGCACCGTCAACAGAATAGGCTGTTTGTGCTGTGGTAGCAAAGTTAGCATTAGCAACTTCACCGGTAACATTACTGCCTGAAACACTATAACTAGTACCGCTATAAGTTGCATAGTTTGCATTTGCTACTACTCCTACCACATTTGCTGCGGCTACACTATTTGCAACATCACTTACGTTAGCATGATTGGCATTAGTTGCACTGGCTACTGTTCCCGTAACATTAGCACCCGCTACACTGTTGGCTACTGTAGCGTAATTGGCTAAGTTGATTATACCAGAAATATTACTAGCAGAAACACTGTATGCTACACCGGCAGCATTAGCATAACCTGCATTTGCTGCATATGCCACGTTACTGACATTAGCAACAACGTTAGCATTAATCCAAACACTATTTGCTGCATCATAGGTCATTACCTGACCTTGCAAGGGTGTTTGAACCTTAACACCTTGAATGTCATTTATATTGGGTTCAAATGTGGGACGAACTAGATAGATACCGTTGTTTGCTGTTGGGCTGGTTTCTGCCTTAATAACAGAAGCCATTAATACTTTGATACTATTACCAGTTGGTTCTACGTTAGTCAATCCACCTACTACGCTTGGGTTGAACCATAAGATTGCGCCAGCAGGAAATCCATTCGTGCTTACATCATTGACTTTACCAAACCATGTGACATATCCAAATGATCCATTAGTAATATTTTGAGTAGCGATACCAATGATCCATTCTTTCTTGAATCCTGGCGCACTAGTATTTGCAGGGGACATAAGAATATGATCGCCTTGTACTCCTGCAAACATTACTACTTGACCGTTGGTAATGTTACCTTGGGCTTTGCCGTAGAAATGAACTTCTTGACCAATCTGTTGAATAACACCATTGTATAATCCAACGTTCATTGTACCATCAACGGTATTCCAATACATCTTAGCAGTAGCATACGCTTCACTTGCTGCTGTATCTAATGTAATGCTATCAACTGTGGTAAGATCGCCTGAAATAGCAAGACTTGTTAATGTACCAACACTAGTGATATTGGGTTGTGCGTTATTAGTGACCGTCTTTGCAGTATTTGCACTTTCAACATTAGCAACAGTTCCAATTACTGCACGACTAATTTCTACCTGCACGTTTGCTGGTGGTTCAATAACAACTTGAATACCATTGTTTTTGTTGACTGTTACTTGATTAGCCATTGTTGACAACTCCATCACTATTAACTAAGAACAACAAGAATAGGTATTCGTCATATTCAGGTTGTGTGCCGAATGCTGGGAATGTAACTTTAATTCTACCAGTGAAGCAAGCAGGTTCTGTAGCATTAATGTCTAAGTCAGGATCACCTTGAATTAGATCCCATGTGTTGTCATCAATGACCATGGTGAATGTACCAGCATTATCAAATCTATTTGTGATAGTTAAATCAATGGGTTCTGGTTTGATTGTATTCGCTGCCATTGAACCAGTATCAGTCGTTAATCCAAACTCACCGCCACCTTGAGTTTCACTAATTGTAAAAGTTGTGCTTGTGATGATCTGTTTGACGTAGTATGTTGTATTGATTGCTACGCCACCGAACACTGCCCCAGTAAATTGAATGGGCTTATCAACATATAATAAACTTGTTGAATCACATGTTAATGTATTATCTGCGTCACTAGTACTAGTAACAGTCGCAACCAATGGTACTAGAGGATAATCGTGTATTTGAAAATCTAGTCCAGTACGACTATCGTGGTAGTTTGTAATTGCTCTGCGAATGATTTGAGCAGAGATGGTACAACCAGTTAGATTAGTAGGAGTTGTTCCTGTTTGCCAACCTGAAGTTGTACTTGTTACAGTAGACCAACTTAGGTTCCAGAAATCTTTCTGATTGTAGACAAGATTTTGTGCCAAAATTTGGGCGTCAAAGCCCGCGACTTGATTGAGAGTATTCTCTGAGAATTTAGCCATATGGGCTTCCTTTCGCTTTCTCGCTGATGACCCCACCATGCTAACTCGCAGTTGTGGGGACGTACAAAGTATTTATGCTTGCGTATAAATGTAAACGCCCCCGGCATTAGTTAGAGGTGTATCATATCTCGGACTCCCCGTTATAAAGATTGAACCATCATCTGTAAAAGCAGCATCTTGTGTATAATCTTCTTGTGATATTGGGGCCGGATTTAATGTTTGTTGAGGCATCCACGAACTTCCTAAGCCATATATATAAGTTATGGCGTCACTTGGTGTAGTACCTAATATTGCTGAAGCAATTGATAAAATGTTAACTGATCCGGCAATTGCAACATCATATCCGCTGATATCATTAATATTTGGTAATATGGTTTGCTCTAATGTCCATGTACTACCAGTTCTTGTATAAATGAATGCTCGTTTTGATGGTGCTCCCTCCGATCCATTTCCTATAATTAATTTTGTTGCATTTTTATTAATTGCCCCGGATATAATTCTACCTGTATAATCCCATAACTGTTGTTGTAGAGTCCATGCCCCACCTGTTCTATAATAAACATATATCCCACCATCATAGAATACAGAACAAATAAGAAGATAATCCCCGGAACTATCCATACTAATATCATGACCGAAGTCGTTGTCCGTGCCGAGTGGATTTACAATAGTATCTAATTCAGTCCAGGTAGTACCAGAACGAGAGAAAGAATAAACTTGCTCATCGGATATACTACTATATGCTATTCTATCACCTGCATCATTAATTGCTACCTCCCAGCCTTGATTCCTTGGAAATCCGATGGTTGATAACTGTGCTTGTTGTGTCCAAACTGTCCCTGATCTTGTAAATATATAGACTGAACCGGGTACATTTCCATTACTCGGCGCGCCTATTATAGCGTAATCTCCAGCACCATTGATAGCCACACTATATCCAAATGTCTGACCGCTAGTGGCTCCGACGCTTGTTAATTTTTGCTGTAGGACCCATGTACCGTCACTATTAATGAATATATATGCTGCACCTGAAGATGAACCAAATTCATCATCAAAAGGAGCACCTACAATTATATATGTACCATCATTACTGATATCAACTGAAAGACCAAATTCATCATCAATTGTTGGTTCTGGATTTTGTAATAGTTGTGACAATTTATATTGTATGGGAGCCGTGGGAGTAGATAATGCTCTTGAACTTAACGCGCTAAAAGTTGATAGTAGACTCATTATAGATACCTCGTACCACTTGCGAGTACAGTATAAGTAGGTGTATTAGCAGTTTTAATACAGGTAAAAGAATATACCATAATAGCATTATTTGCTATCACTGGAGAAACACCATTAATCCATTTGATAGTTTGGGATACTCCATCAATTTGTATTGACGATATACCATATGCGGTATTACCATTCGTCATCATATATGTACCAATAATGCTATGTTGGTTGGCTACAATACTATTAGCAGTCACAGTAGAATTACCTCTAAAGTTTATAGTAACATTCGCATTTGCAATATCAGTAGCATATCTAATGGATCCATTAATAAGATCAAAGTTATAAGTTCCTGTTGGTAACGATATAATTGTTACTGGTTCAGTACCATATGGCAATGATTTTATAGGAGTGATAGAAAGATTACCGGCAATAATATTAGAGGAAACATTTAAGTTACCGGTTGTTTTATTAAAAGTGAAACCTGCATCTCCACCAAATATGCCACCGTCGTTAAACTGAACTTGGGTGTTGCTTCCACCTACTACGCCATTACCTGATCCTCCACCACTAACCCAAAATAAATTTCCTGTCCCATCCGTTTGTAAATATTGACCATTATTTCCACCGGTAATTTTAACATTACCTACGTTGCCTAAAGTACTTACTCCTGTTACTTTTAATGATGTTAAATTACCTACGGATGTAATATTAGGTTGGGCAGCGTTAACTATATTACCGGCATATGAAGCATAATTAGAATTTTGAATATTACCCCATGATAAATTACCTGTGCCATCAGTAATTAAGCCATAGCCAGGCATGCCACCAGTAATTTCTACATTACCTACATCACCTAAGTTAGTAGCACCTGATACGGTCAATGAAGTTAATGTACCGATAGTTGTAATATTAGGTTGTGATGCATTAATAACATTACCAGCATATGACGCATAATTTGCATTTTCTACATCACCCCATGTTAGATTACCCGCACCATCAGTAATCAATGCATAATTAGCAGTGCCACCCGATATAGTAATATCGCTTGTGCTACCCAATGATAGTTGAGTACCAGTCCATGCAATATTAGGCATGCCATCTAATACGCCACCTGCATTATATTGCACCGTATATAAATTACCACCAGGAATTCCTATCCCACCTAAATAAAAATTTAATTTAGTAGTGTCGGGAGTAATATTAACGTTGGTAACACTTGGTGTAAAATTTATATTGGTTTTTTCCAATATAATATTTGATAGTATTTCAGACATTATTGATACCTCACTATAACTCCGATAGGTTCCTTATTGAAATCAACTTTGCTACTTAACGCGTCTGTACGTGTTACACCTAATGTAATAACCGCTAATACTGAATTAGCACTGTTATTGGCATAATTGACTACTGGGCCTCCACCTGTATTGCCAGTTAAATTTGATGGTATATATAAATATCCAATTCCACTTGCGGCATTAGTAAACGAAGCAGTTAAATTACCGCCTGTATACGAATTAGCAGATGGTGTGAGGTTACCTAATATTATAGTTTCTTGTTCGTCATTATATGTTATTGTATCTGCAGTATAATATTTAACCGTAGTAGTTAACGTCCATGAGGTACAATTTATAGGCTGAGAATTGGCATACGTAAATGCTAAAGGCAATGTATAACTCTCGCCTGTGTATATTTCAATACACTGCATTTCAGTACCAGCGACATTGAGGGTTTTAGAACCATTTAAAAGTAAAGACATTTTTTGTTTCCTTATCTGTATTTATACATTAATATTGCCAACCATTTCCACCATTAAATGCTAATGTTGGATCTTCAATCATCCATGCTCCAGTAGTTATGTACACATTGGAACTTGCTGTAGGATTTTTAATTGCTGCGCTCATTTTAGTTACTATCCAATTGGGATCAATATTTGTTCCCCTAGAATGGAATGTAGTAGTTATAGTTTGAGGTCTATTAGCAGTTAAACTAACTGTATGAACAGTAGCCCAATCTAAATAATATCCCTGCTCAACTAAAGTATCAGTAGCATACCATGATGCTCCACCAATTTGAATATTACAATCTACATCACTGACAACATTAAATGTTCCAGTATATGTTAACTGGTCTCCTTCTGCTGTGCTAGAGTTGGTCTGTGATGGACCTACTGCTATCCAACCATTTTCACCATCGTACCATGAAAAGAATGAATCTATGAAATTGATTGATTGATATTGAGCATTGGCTGGTTTGCACATTCCTGTACTATTCGCCAAAAATCCATCTGCTGTAGAAGCAGCATTTTGATACCATGGATCCCAATCGGTACTTGCTTGAGTATAAGTTCGTATACTAGCCATACCATTACTTAGGTATCGTTCAATACCACCGGGTATAATCAATGATATACCACGATGTAAAGTGGTGAATGCATTTGCGAAAGGTCCTGTAGACCCACCCGCTACGTTGTAGGCATTGAACGATCCGGATGCTTCATAATCAAAAGCATTATACGCATTACCGCCACCACCTCCAGTGCCGTTAGCGATATTGATAATTCTACCATCAATACCTACGGTAATATTAGTGCTGGTATAACTACCTGCGACTACTCCAGTGTTAGATAAATTATTGCTGGCTATGGTGTATAATTTAATATTATTTCCAGATATACCACCTGTATTACTATTAGCATCATAAGTAGTAATTGTAGGTCCTGGCCAATTGGCAAAACTTTCGGGACAACTATTACTACGGGAACCTACGAAGTTATTCTTTGCAGTTACAGACCAATAGTAATTGCCCTGTGCTAAATCTGTTACATCAATTGTTACAGCAGTATTAGCAGCATAGGGTTGTGCATTGGCTGAATTTACAGAACTATATAATTGATGGCTAGCACTATTATTGCTATTGCCATAATTGAAATCCATATATAAAACTTGACCAACGCTAGGCACAATGCCAGTTACGGTCATTTTAGCGACGGTACCTGTCAAATCTACTGTAACTGTTGGACAATCAGGTGTACCTATAATATTAGGATCACTTAAACCACTGTTAGATGCTGGAATGTAGTCTTGTACTGGATTGTCAGTATAAACGGTATCACTGTATTCAAACGCAGTTAATCTAGCACCTAATGATCCATCGGCATATTTTTCTTCAGCGACGTTACTTACGCGGAATAGTTTATCTTCCCAACCATATTGACTATTGGTAACACGAATTACATCGCCCGCTTCAACAGTAATACCACTATAATCTGTAGCAAAATTGATCACCAATTCTTCACGACTTTGATATAGTCTGCGAACACCTAGGTATTTTGCTTGAACTGCATTGTTAACTTGCGGTAATTGAATCGTAAGTTTATTTGGTGGTTCATTGGGTGAAAGTAGTGTTGGATCAACATCCCAAAGACTTAACAATTGGAAATCAGTTTGATCCCTAATATATTTGTTGGGATATTGAACTTCCATTTCATTATATGTATTGTTCAAATCAGTTGGGTTAACTTCAATACCACCGATCAAATTATTATCATCAACTACAAATAATTCTTCAAAAGTGGTATAATCGGTATATGCTTGATTAATAACAACACGCCATTTACCAGTTATTTCACTATATTGCAACCAACTATCACAACTATCAACTAATTGTTGTAGGTTAGTTAAGCAATCATAACCTGTATTGATAGGACCATCAATACGATATCTTGTTTGCGTTGCAGGATCACCATTTACATCAGTGTAAGTAATTAAATCATCTGAATACGCATTCAATGCATCCAAACTATCTGTGTCAATACGATTTAATGGTATAGCACAGCCATAGCGTGAATTTCTTAGGTAATCAAGAAGCACATCACCGGGCTTAGTTAAACTGTTTTGTAATTGAAAAGTGAGACCTACTAATCCTCTAGTGCCGGCATCGTCATTGTATTTCACCTTCATAATGGCGAATGCTGTATTTGTCATACTTGCTGATTGTCCATTAGCAGTGTAGATACCTTGATTCCAGCGCTGGTCTTCCGCAATTTCACTATCACTTAAAATATCTATGGCAGATTGTCCACCTGTGTTAATTCCAGAATTAGAACCATTGGGGAACAAATAAATCCAAATATTATCTTTGACTTTCTCATCAACTTCGGGTGGGTCAGTCATGATATTCTTTAAATTCATTACTTTAGCACTATCTGCCCCAGTACCAAAGGTTACTAACCGACCATCGTAATAAACATCACCGAAACTATATCCACTACCAACAGTGGTGTCAGTATGTTCGGCAATTGCTACTACATACCACATTGTTTTATTATCGGTGCTTATCTTAGCATCTGTGATTACGCCCGATACGAATGCGCTTCCATATATTACGGGTAATTTATTGTCCGTAGCCGGTGGCAATTGTACTCTTGATCCAGCGTCCTGTGCGCCACTAGTATTTGCTCTTTTGGCGATTAATTTGCTGACACCGATAGTTAATAAAGTTCTAACTGCAAATGCGGCAATCGTATTACTTGTTAAAAAAGTTCCTATAGCAGTTGCTGCTGCGATTAATGTGGTCGGCATTTCATTGACTCCAAATACTTTCTATGGGCCTAAATCCAAATTTTTCATAATTTAATTTAGTACCTTCCATTTGACTTATTGTGTAAAAAGAAATTTTATTTTGTTTTTTTAACTCATTGCATATATTGGTATATTCTTTTAACAATCTATATCCAGTACTACCACCGCGATATTCTTCATCAACCCAATATGCTATTTCATTAATAATTAATTTTTTATTATCCCATAAAAATGGTGTACAAATTCCTAATATCATTCCTGTTAATTTATTATCATGTTCACTTACTACTGCTACACCAGCACCAGCCAATATTGTAGATAATAATTTTTTGGCAGTAGTGTCATCAGTAATTTTTATATCAAGAAAAACACCGCTAGCATGATAATGCCAGAGTAGTTCAATTATTTGGGGGATATCAAATTTATTTGCTTGTCTGATTTTCATCATGCACCGCCACCTTCAAAACCAGGATTCGGATTAGTATAGGGCAATTCTTGACCTATTTGACCTTCTAAACTTGCACCGCTCGGATTATTTGTTTGTTTTACTGGTTTCTTACCGAAGTCAAAGTTTTGTCCAGCAATACTTGAAACATTGTTCATACTGCTATCAGTACTGTTGAATACTTGCCAACTTGATTTGTTAGTTTTTCTTCCAGCAATACGATTCTCTAACACAGTTTTATAACTGCTAGCATTCAATGTAACGGTGAAGTTGTTTATCTTTTCTTCACGGTCTTCATTGATGTTATAACTGGTAACAATACCGGTGAATCGTGTATAAGTGTTTTGAAGAACAAAGTTATTATCATAGAAACCTCTGATAATTTCTATTTCACTGCCCTTGATCTTTTTATCTAACACAACATAAATGTTGTTTCCATCAATACCACTTAATGAAATACTGGTATCAGCACTTGTTACACGAAGGTCTCTGTTCTGAACACCAACCGCAAGTAACCCACCCATTGGTGAATATTCTTGCCCATCTATTGTTTCAGTCTTATAACTTGAACTAAATGTATAGACGTTCTTGTCGGCAGTGTTTGAAACATCGTTATAAATGGTTAGTTTAATAAACTCAGCATTGATATTAAATGGTTGATTAATTACCTCTGGTATATTTTGCATAAATTATTCCTTTCACGCTGTACCAACATACTCATACAATTGAAAACTATCACTGAATTCAATTAGAGCATTATTAATTTTTGTTCCAAACTGATTATATAATGCGCCACCTGGAATCAATTTATATGTTGGCATATTTGGACAGAACATCTTAAACTGACAATTTGCTCCTACTCTTATTGGTAATCCACCTACATTACCTGTTAATATGTTCGGTCTATTAGTAGTTATCGTAACTGTACTACTACCTCCCATAACTGCGTTAACTACAGTAAACGGATATGGATAAGCATTACTTGCACCTATTTGAATTAAATCATTAGGTGCAAAGATAGTGCGGCCGGTCCCTACGATAGGTATATTAGTCAATGTTAATTGATTACCAACGAAACTTTGAACTGTAATTTGATTCAACTGTGTTGTGGATAATGAACCTTGATATTTAAAGATCCAGTTAATGCAAGGATTATCGTTGAAAGTAATGATTTCAGGAAGATAACGATCAATCTTATCTAGACCTTCTAATACTGCTCTTAATTCACTATAACGATATGCTGGTGGAAAATCTACCGTGAATTGCCATGGATTCTTAGTAGGTGTCACACTAGTTCTTGGTATCTCGTTCTTAGTGATTTGAGTACCAACCACTTTTCTGCGATTGATAGTCAAGCCACTTGCATAGTTAATTATTGTTTGTAAAGCACCCATGTTTATTCCTTATCTTCCATATGGCATTTCTTTACGTGCCATTTCAACTGTACCTAACAATGTCTTACGATTCTCAGCAAATAGTTGGGCAACACTCTTAGCATCAACTGCGCTAATGTTATTGGTAACATAAGTGTTATTGTTGACGATACCACCACCGCCACCAGACATCTTCAAGTCTTTACCTGGTACAACTGTTCCCAATGCTTTTGGTATGAATAGTTCAGGACCATTTTCACCAACGATACTGGGCTTATTCAATGGGGGAGTACCACCATTTGCGAATCCAAATAGACTACCAATTGCGCTGAATATGCCACCACCGCCACCCAATGCACCTAATAGTTTAGTTGCCTGTGCCTTAAGTTCAATCTTAATCAAGTCTTGGATAATAGAACGTGAGAAATCCTTGAAACTAAATTTACCAGTTTCAACGAAATTGTCAATAGCACTTTCCATGTTCTTGGTGATTGAGTTGAAGACTTCTCCTGCGGTCTTGGAAGCATTAGTAGCATTATCCATGTAATTGTCAAATGCAGTTTTCCATCCTGCTTCCCATGATCTAGAATATTCAAGTTGTCTTGTTTGTTCTTCTGCAATTTGTTTGTATTTCTGTGCGATTTGATCTAAGCCATTAGCCAATTCTTGTGCTTGGTCAGCAGTTAGATCCATTCCTTCAAAGCCAGCAGCAAATGAACGACCTGCTTCTAATGCGGCTTGTCTAGCACTTTCTTGAATTTGAGCAATTTGTTGTTCTAATGGACTGCGTTTCTGCTGTTCACCCTCAAACTGAGTTTCACGCATCTTGTCATTGGCTGATCTGATAGCATCGCCCAATGATTGTTGACGTTGAATCTGTGCTTCAATGGCAGCAGTTTGATTTTCAATTTCGCGTGTTCTGGCTTCTTCAAGCATTCTAACAGTTTGCAAGCCTTGCGTGGCTTTAGCAATTCTGTCTTTGTCAATAACTGCTTGTGCTTGAATCTTAGCAATTTGTTCATCGTAGACAGGAATTAATCCCTTTTCCTTATCGGTGAGATTATTCTTGGCTTCAATTAACTTGTCTATTTCATTCTTTGCTTTGGCTTCTACATCGGCGACAGCACGACGCATTTCTTTGTAGTCTTCAGTCTTGCCAATTAATTCTTGTTCAAGACCAATTTGTGCCAATGTTGCGTCATTCTGATTCTTGAATTCTATAACAGTGTTTTCAATTTCCTTACGACGCTTTGCCATTTCTTCCGCTAGGCGTTTTTGTTCAGCCAATTCTTCTTTGGTCTGATCTATAATACGCTTACGTTCTGCTTGTTCTTTTTCAAGTTGCTGAGTACGAGCCTCTAACTCTGCTTGAGCATTGCCACGACCCCCTTCATATGGGCTAGGTTTAATACCTTCTGGTAATGGCGTCTTACCTGGAGCGGGTAGTTCAGGTTTCTTAGCGTCACCGAACAATCCTGCAGCGGCTTCACGCATCTTCATGAATGCTTCTAAAGCACCTGGTACTTTCTCAGAAACGAACTTACCTACTGCGGCTGCTGCTTGTTCAAACCAAAGTACAAGACTATGCTTACCACCAGTAAACAATTTGACAATCTCATTCAATGCCATAAATGATGCTACGGCAGCAGCGATTGGAATAACAATTCTAGCGATACCTGCGCCTAATAGTGCTAAACCAATTCTTAAGAATCCAACACGTTGACCTAATTTTTGTAATAAGGTCATGAAGTTCTTGACTGCTCCATTAGCCTTATCAAACATTGGAGTACCTTTACTCCAACTCTTAATATAGCCTAAGGTAACTTGTAGTGTTCTGGTTAAACTTGCCCAACCTGCCGTTGCTTGTGCAGTACCAACTTTGAACATAGCATACAACGACAATGCTGATCCTGACAACCAGGCAAGCGTTCTGCCCAATCCACTAGCGGCTTGAGTTACAGCATAAATGCTAGCAGCAGCAGTACCAATTTTTACAACAGCATCAACGAAATTGTTGATTTGTTCTGGACTCATCTTGTTGATGAATTCAGCCATTGGTTTCAATGCTTCTAATATTGCAGTGCGTAAACGTTTGGTAGCAAGATCAAATTGTTCTTGCATGTCAGCAGCAGCCTTAGCATTTTGTGCAGCCTTTTGTGCTTCAGCACTATAGGCTCGCATGTCTTTGGCGACACGATCAAAGTTTAGACCTTTACCTGCTTTACCTAATAATTCAGTAGCAATCGCTGCTCTTGTTGCTTTATCTGGAATGGCTGCGATACCGTCAATAGTTTTCTTAAGAATGTCTTCTTCACTTAAGAATTCTAAGTCACGCAACGATACACCAACTTTAGCGAAAGCATCACGGGTCTTTTGACTACCACCTGCTGCATCACCAATCGCTTCTGTTAGTTTTAATATTCCCTGTTGTGCTTTTTCACTATTACCACCTGCTAAGGTAACAGCATCACTGAATTGAATCAATGTAGCCATTGATATATCAGTAGCATCACTCAAATCATTTAATGCATCAGCATATTGAATAGATTGGGTGATTGCTGCACCAATACCTAAACCTGCAATAACTGCGCCTAGACCTTTGAATGATCCAGCAGCAGCATTGGCACTTTTACCAATATTATCAATACCCTTGGTTTTAATGTTAGACATCTTTCTGTCTAAATTACCAACGGCAGTTTCTAATCTTTTTAAACCTTGTAACGCAGGGTTACTGTTTATGTCAATGTCATATGTTAGATCAGCCATCTTATCTTCCTGCTAATATTTGTTTAATTCGTCTACGGATAAAATCTTCCATAGGCTTTGTCATACCTTCAGGTGCCTGCTCACTACCGCGCATGCCTTTACTGGTCATGTGACGGCCTTTATCCAACACTTCAGCATATGGGTACTGTGCCTTAATAGTGTTACCACTTAGGCGAGTCTTACGTTTAGCATTACCAGATCGTACAGGTGTATTATCTTTGAATACTTTAAACGCTTCCTTGGGGAGGTCTCTTAATTTTTGTTTTATTCTCTTGTTTTTCCCAAGTATATTATTTTGAACTTTAACTTGTAGCGACATTATTGAACCCTTTTGTTTTGCTGAACCATAGCAAGCAATTCTTCTTCACTATAATTTGGAGCAGGATCAACGCCATTGTTCATCTGTTTCTTGTAAACATAATTCTCGTAACTTAACGCCGCGTCCATAATATAAATGTCAAAGGTATTACTTCTATTTAATACTTCACTGGGTAGCAACCCATATCGCTTACCCAGTGAATCTATCATCAATATTGCCGCCATTCGTTCAGAATTGGGGTCAATAGTGTCGCCTGTTACTTTCCCAACAGTTCAGTAACCTTAGTAATAGCCTTCATTAGAACGTGCGTAGGTAACATGGCATCGTCTTGTAGTATCTGTTTACCTTCTTCATCGAGGATTAATGTTTTAACTACGCCAATAATAGATTGTGTGTCATTGTTAGAGTTCGCAAGTTTCATGAAGACATCCATAGGTTGACGATCCCATGTGTGGAAAGTGATTGGTTCACCAAATTCCTTTACAGTGGCTTTATCGTCAATTTTGACTTCAACTAGTTGAGGTTTTGCAGAGAGACTTGATAGTTTCATAAATTGTTCCTTTCAATTGTTACAATGTATTTATTCTTGGTTATCTAAATCTTCAAGTAATTGATTTAGAAGTGCTAATCTGAAAGCCTGTTTCGCTTTCATTTGTCTTATTGTGGCTTGCATGTTGTCAAGCATGGGCATCATCTTGGCTTCATCATTAATAAGTGATCTAAGTTTTTCTTCTTTTGTGCGAAGCCAAATATTTTCACTCATTTATTTCTCCTTAAATTGTTGGAAAAGGGGACATTGTAGTCCCCTCCCGTTTGGATTAATCTATATTAGATTTTTCCTGTTTTCATCTGACCGTTAACCGCAACGTTCATTGGGCTAACCCAGACAGGTGCTTCAGGGTTTACAGTTGGTGCTAGACTAGAGATATAGCCTTGACCAGCGTAATAGAAAGCGTTAGCAGTAGCATTGCCACCATTCATGACCAATTTCCATTGGATAGGTGTCTTGTTGCTGCTTAGTTGTGCTACGCCTAGACCTGCAGCACTATTACCAGAACCAGTACCGAACCATACAGTTCCATCTAGAACCATATTAGTTGCTAACTCGTTGTCAGCAGGTGTTGTGATCTTGTTGATATCTGTTGAGCAGAAGTCAGTCCAAGAGTAGATACCAGTGCTGTTGGTAATCGTGATATCTTGCAAACATGTAACGGCTAGAGCATTGGCAATGTTGCCATAGTCTGCCAAGTTTGCAATTAAGTCGGTACTAATCAATAGTGTTGGTTGAGTACCAGTTGTGTTTACAGTAATTCTTGCCATCGTATTCTCCTTTAGTAGTGGCTTAGGTGTTAAATTCCATTCTTAATAATCTAAATGTCCAAGTATGTTTCTCTGATTGAGTTGGACCGTAAGTTCTCACTTGGTCAAAGTTTCTTTCAAAGTAACCATCAAACAATTGTTTTCCATCATCTTTCAAAGCAGTAACCAGATTTCCAATAATAGCGTTTACAGCGCGATTATATGGATCATCTTGGTATGACACATATGTAATGCTGAATGTGTCATACGCATGATAGATACTGGCACAATACTGAATACCTAGTTGATGAGGATTTCTTTCATCTAAATGCACATCACTTACATAGATGCCATAACGAACAGCCTCAACGTCGCTCGGAAAATCTGAATACACTGGAATATTCCACTGCTTCGGAATATCACGCTTTATTACAGCAATGATTTGATCCTCAGTAACATAAGGCTCGTTTGCAACTGCGTAATCTATTTGTGGCATTAGAAATATCTCCTATCACCATTGAAGTAATTAACATCAGCGAGATAATTTTCTTCAAGTTTTGATGTTGGTCCATTGGGTGAATCTTGATATAGATCGTACCAATTTGACAACTCTTGCGCTTTGGTCCATTCGCGGTCGCATCTTTCTTTTGCAAATTCATAGTTCTTTACATCAACCTCGTTCATGTTTGAAACATCAGTTACAAGGCTTTCATAAAATACTAGAATCGCACCAAAAACATCTAAGCGAATTAATGTCTGATCATTTTTGATGAGCAGATTAGGATTAAACGCACTAATTAAACTTCCGTTAGGTAAGTTATTGTAGTAAGTTGCTCCAACAACGGTATCACAGTAGTTTTGCCACCATCCAAATTCCATCTTGTATAGCCATTCTTGGCTGGCTACTTTGAAATAACGATCCCAATCAACATCAAGTGCTTCGGCTCGTCTTTCAGCCGCAGGATCATAGAACATGATATCCTGAACTGTTGCATTTGAGATTCTTTGATATGGTACAGACACTGTTTTTCTCCTGGACATTGAGAGAGTGTTTCCACTCTCTCATTTTTGATTATTAGTCTTGAACGATGTTGATAGCACCACCACGACGCTTGTCGCCAACGCCAGAACCGAAGTATCCGACGCCAGTGAGCCACATCTGTAGACCACCAGGAACTTCACCAGTCTTGATAGAAAGACCTTCTTTTAGAACTGTGAAGATTGCGCTGTCGCCGATGTAAGCACCGACTAGAACAGGTGTACCACTTACGCCATCAACGTTACGGCTGGCAGATTGTAGGAACGTTGTGAACATTACTTGGCAACCATATACAGATTCAATCTTACCAGTTGATAGAAGTTCGTTACCTAGAGCAGAAAGGTTAGAACCACCAGACTGAGAAACTGCACCACCGGTTAGTTCACCTAACATACGTGTTAGTGAAGAACCAGATTGTGTACCAGCACTTGCTGCGCTAACGAAACCGTTGCTATCTAGAACAATAACAGGGTTACCAGGCATACGAGCAACCTTGAATTGTTGCTTGACTAGACGAACTAGTTCAAGAACATTGTTTGCTGTGAAGCCAACAGTAGGAGCAGAAGCAACTGCACCATCAGGTAATAGTTCCATAGCACCTAACTCTAGAGGACGAGCAAAGCCGTCAGCAGGAGTGCTGGAATACATTGTGTTACCAGGTGTTGCCTTGAATGCTAGGAAAGCAGCAGTAACACGCTGATCTACCTTTTCTGCGAAACTGTCACCCAATTCAGCGCCAAGAGTAGCAGCCAATTGGAAAGAAGGAGTAGCAGTGATTGAACCTTGTGCTAATGCAGGGTTCTGAACTACAGCGTCACCAGTTCCCCATGTACCACCTGAACCTGCTGGGTTGTAATCAGCATAGGTAATTGGTGCAAAGTTAGGAACTAAGAATGTGTTACCCTGTGTAGGAGTAACAACGTTGGTCATGTTAACTAGACCTTGTGATTCGTGCATAGCACGTAGAGCGAAGTTAGAAATTGCGGTTGTAAAGCCATCAGCCTCGTTGTTAGCACCGCCTAATACATATGCCATAATTTATCTCCTTAAGTTTTGGCAATCAGAGTATTTTGCGACTGGATGTAGAAACTGAAGCAGATACGCTAGCGGCTTTTAGACCAATATTCTTGCCTA